CTGGGTCTCAGTCTTACTAATCTCTAGCAGTTCGGACCGGGCAAGCATGTAACCACAGATATCGATAATTCGGCGCTTATTCACCTGAAGGCGCTCGAGGTCCTCCTTGTCGATATCCACGGGGAGACCGTTAGGATCCCGGTTTGGTGATGCCGGGAGCCACTTGGCCGCGAGGAGTTTGAAAATTTCTTGGCGCTTGTCTCCATTCTGGAGATCCAGATGGAGATTACGCTCGCATTCTACGAGCTTCTTGTTGAGGTCCTCGGGCGTCCACGAGTTGATTTCTTTCTGGTAGGCACTTCCCTCAGTAGCCTTTTTGGTGGTGGAGCCCTTGGTTGCCATTGATACAAGTGGCCGCGACTTTTTTAAGCGGGAGCTAGAATGCCCTGCGCCACCGGCGGGCATGCACACGGCTTGGCCGACGACATGGCCGACAGAATTTTGACTAGAATTTTGTTCTGCATCTCCATGCCCTGTGCGATTCTCTCGGTCGCGTCTTTCAGACCAACCAGGGTCGTGGCGATGGTCTCACCCTCCTCGGTCGCGAGCAGAGACCCGAGGGCCTCGAACATATCCATACCCTCGTCCTCGAGGTCGTCCTCATCCATCTCCTCCATCTCCTCCTCTTCGTCAGGGATTTCCTCAATCTTCGTGCGAGACATTGTAATATTCAGGCAGAAATTAAGACCCTGGGTTTTTCGCGCCCGAACTTTTTCGCAACCTATATTAAAATGCCGGGTGGCGGACTTATGCAACTCGTGGCCTATGGTGCCCAGGATACATACCTTACGGGTCAGCCCAAAGTGACCTTCTTCCAGTCAACCTACAAGCGTCACACCAACTTCGCCATGGAATGCGTCCAGCAGACGGTGAACGGCTCGGGCGGCAACGGTGGCGTCTTCACCGTGACCCTGAGCCGCTCGGGTGATCTGGTCGGTGATATGTTCATGGTCGCAACCCCCACACAGTCTTCGTCGGCTCAGCTGACCTCGACCAACTCCAATTTCGATATGAATTGGGTCGCTGAGCGCGCCATCGAGCGCGTCGAGCTCTACATCGGTGGGCAGCTGATCGACCGCCACCAACAGACGTGGTTCCGCCTGTACGCCGAGGTCTTCCTGGCCGACACGAAGAAGATGGACTATGGCCGCCTGACCTCGTCGTCAGTCGTGAATAACGTGGGCACGACGAGCCCGTCCAAGGTGTACCTGCCGCTCCTGTTCTTCTTCAACCGCAACCCGGGCCTGTACCTGCCCCTGATTGCTCTGCAGTACCACGAGGTCCGCATCGACTTTATCCTGAGCCAGTACTACTCGAGCTATTTCGGTACGAACGGCGTAGAGGTCTGGGCCAACTACATGTACCTGGACACGACCGAGCGTGACCGTTTCGCCAAGAACAACCACGAGTATCTGATCGAGCAGGTCCAGCACGTGACCCCAGACGCCGTCGGCACGAGCTCGGAGAACGCCCCGAGCATCATCCGCCTCCAGTTCAACCACCCCGTCAAGGAGCTGATCTGGTGCTACCAGAACAATCAGCTGAGCGCCAGCACGAACCTGAACGCCATGTGGAACTTTAGCTCCAGCACGGCGAATGTGAACGTGACGGTCAACCCCCAGGTCCTTCCCCAGAACGGCATGAACCTCCTGCCGAATCAGGTGGGTGTTCCTCGTCTGTTTGCCCCGCCCCTGCTCTCGTCCAACTTGTACATCGTCACGGCACTTGGTGCCCTCACCGACCGGACCATCAACCTCCAGTCCAACGTCCAGACGGGCAACGTGTTCTGGATAGAGTCGGGTGTGCCCAACTACGGCACGGCCAACACCACCTACGGGTACGAGGTCGGCCCTCTGCACAAGTTCAAGCTGATGCTGAACGGCACGGACCGCTTCATCGAGCAGCCCGGCAAATACTTTAACCAGTATCAGCCGTACCAGTATCACTCGGGAGCCCCCTACGCCGGCATCTACTCGTACTCCTTCGCCCTCAAGCCCGAGGAACTCCAGCCCAGCGGCACCTGCAACTTCAGCCGGATCGACATGGCCCAGGTGGCCGTCAGCCTCAAGTCGGGCATGGGCGCCAACCTTTCCCAGAAGATGTTTGCGGTGAACTATAACGTCCTCAAGGTGGCGTCGGGTCTTGGCGGCCTCGTGTTTTCGAACTAAAGAAGTCTCTGCTACTTTCAGTAGTGCATGCCCTTTGTATACTCTATAAAGTGCAAGCTCGATCCACGTAAGGAATATATAGGTCAGACGGTTCAGGATGATTTTGAGGGGTATAAGTCGGTGTTGTAAAGGTATAGCACGGTCAGCAGGCGGGTTCAAATGGAAAGTCGTCTAAATTTTTTTCTTGGGGAATATTACAAATGGCCGGTGGACTTATGCAGCTGGTTGCTTATGGCGCTCAGGACGTTTACCTTACCGGTCAGCCCAAGGTGACCTTCTTCCAGGCGGTGTACAAGCGCCACACCAACTTTGCGATGGAGAACATCCAGCAGACCGTGAACGGCACCCCCTCCAACAGCGGCCGTGTGTCCGTGACGATCGCCCGCAACGGCGACCTGGTCGGCAACATGTACGTGGGTCTGATCCCTAACGGCTCCAACGCGACGACCTCCAACAACACCACCTTCGACACGTGCTGGGTGGCTGAGCGTGCGATCGCTGCCGTCGAGCTGACGATCGGTGGCCAGCGCATCGACAAGCACTACCAGGCCTGGTTCCGTCTGTACGCCGAGGTGTTCCTGGGTGAGTCGGACAAGATCAACTACGGTAAGATGACGTCCCAGTCGACCGCCGCGGCTGACCTGGCAACCAACAAGACGTACGTGTACCTGCCGCTCCTGTTCTTCTTCAACCGCAACCCGGGCCTGTACCTGCCCCTGATTGCTCTGCAGTACCACGAGGTCCGCCTGGACTTCGACCTGACCTCGACCTTCTCCAGCTACTTCGGCACCTCCAGCCCGGTCTTCGAGGTGTGGGCCAACTACGTGTACCTGGACACCGAGGAGCGTCGCCGCTTCGCCCAGAAGGGTCACGAGTACCTGATCGAGCAGGTGCAGCACACCGGCGGCGACTCGCTGTCGGGCGCCCAGAACACCGTCCGTCTGTCCTTCAACCACCCGGTGAAGGAGCTGATCTGGTGCTACCAGAACGGCAGCCAGACGAACACGTCCAACCTGAACGGCATGTGGAACTTCTCCACCGGCTGCTCTAACGTGCAGGTGACGTGCAACACCGCCTCGGTTCTGTCCCAGGGCGCGGTGCTGCCCCACATGCTGGGCGCGCCGATGCTCACCTCCAACATTGTGCAGACCGGCGCCTCCAACCTGCTCTTCAACTCGACCGTTGGCGCCTACGGCTGGATGGAGGAGGGTGCCGCCGTGTCTGCGGCCGCCACTGGTCTGGGCCAGAGCGCCTACGAGGTCGGCCCGATGCGCGACTTCAAGCTGATCCTGAACGGTCAGGATCGCTTCAAGGAGCAGGTCGGCAAGTACTTCAACCAGTACCAGCCGTACGTGTACCACTCCGGCACGCCCTACCCGGGCATCTACGTGTACTCCTTCGCGCTGCAGCCGGAGGAGCACCAGCCGACTGGCACCTGCAACTTCTCGCGTATTGATAACGCCCAGGTGTTCTTCAACCTGAAGAACAGCACGACCAACCTGCTCCAGAAGATGTTCGCGGTGAACTACAACATCCTGCGCATTCAGTCCGGGATGGGCGGCCTGGCATTTTCCAACTGATCTTACCATATATTATTTTCACATGGTAAGATTTATAAAATCCAAAAAAATACGGGAAGGAGAAAACGGTCGCAAACGACCGGGCTTCGGCCCCAGGAACGTTCAAGGTTCCTGAGGTTGAAACGTAAAGAATATCTTACCATAATAGTAAGATGGACCCCCCTCTACTCAAAAAGTGCTCATGCTCTCGCGCACCACAGCCTTTGGATCAATTTTTGGACAAAAACAACAAGGAAGTGGCGACGTGTCTCAAGTGCCGTGAGAAACAACGCAAACACGATAAAAAACCCGACCGCCGTGAAAAACACAACGAACTTCAAAAAGAAAAGGGATACTACAAAGAGTGGCGTGCTAAACAACTCGAAGAGCGTCCAGAAGAGTATCGCCGGCACAACAACGAAATAAACAGAACCTGGCGTACTGAAAATGCAGAGCACGCCGCCAGGTGGTACCGCACACACGTCAACCCACGTCTGGACGCCTTGAAGCGCGCGGCTGTAACTCGGCGTATCGAGTGGCGCCTAACAGATGAAGAGGCCAAAGTTATGCTCACTAGTCCATGTGTGTATTGCAACCATATAGACCTTGAAGTACGTGTGAATGGCATAGACCGCCTAGACTCGAGTGTATGTTACACTACTGAAAACTGTCGCCCTTGTTGTAAGAATTGCAACTACATGAAAGGCACCTTTGACCCCAGGACGTTCATCGCATGGGCCACGCGTATAGCCGCCTGTACCGCCGAGTTTCCCGACGTTCCCGTATGTGAAGATCACAAAAAGATTAATCGCGCCCAATAACCTTCCAAACCCCCTTTAGGGCTGCAAACTCCTCTTCGATGAGGACA